CGGTTCGTCATTCGATAAGGCGAGTAAGTTTCTAGGGGAGCGAGCTGACGTCAGAAGCGGCATGGCAGACAAGACAGCATTGGACAACCCATACGGCACATCGACATCAGACAACATTAGAAGTCTTCGCAACGAGGAAGAAAGGTTGCGAGACAGAACACCTGCGATGGGGACGGACTCAATACGAAGCCTCACTGGTTTAAGTGTGCCACCTGTTCTTGGTGATATTTATGACGGTGTAGCTAATGTAATGGACGGCAGTCAGGCACTTGGCTTGATAGGCGGAGGGCCTCTTGGTCCTGCTTTAACTGCCACAGCAAAGGGCTTGAAGGGAGATGCTGCTCTCGACCTTGGGATAAGCTCAACGCTTGGTGCTGCTTACGGAGGAAACCCGGATCGAAGTTGGGGAGAATATCTCTTTAAGCCTGATACAGAAAGACAAGCTGCTCCTCAGGCAGTAGTCGACCAAAGGTCGCGCGAGCCTGTGTTTGGCACTGGTGAACGAAAGTTTGGCACCATGAGTGAAGCCAAGGAGTTCGCTAAGTATGCCACACCCCCTGAATTAGCAGAACAATATAAAAATTCGCGAAGCGAACGCGCGGCGCAAATGTTGCAGAAGCAACGCGAAAAACGCGAGGCTGAAGCCGCAAGGCAACGAGAGATCATGGGGAACCCATTTAAGTTCCAACCATAGTTCCTGCTTGGGCCTATCTCGGTACAGACGTATACTTCTGCGGTCCCTTCAAAACCCGCAGGAGTAAATCATGAGCGAAGAACAAGCTCCGGAACAAGAAAATGCAACTGTTGCTGATCAGCCTGTGGAGGCGAGTCCTCCAGTTGAGAATACGTCGCCCGAACAGGAAGTGGCGTCAACGGTGGATCAGCCGGTCCCATCAACTACCGAACAGCCTTCGGTTTGGAACGCCTTTCGCGCTCTCCCTGACTTCCAAGGGCAAGAAGACTCTGCGATTGCTCAAAGCCTATACGAAACAATGGAAAGAGAACGTGGGGCTCAAAAAGCGCTAGCACAATATCAGCAGCTGATTCCATACGCCAACGAGTATCTTCGTCACCGGGATGACTTTGAGACTTTCTTAGCGAGCCGAAACGGTCAGGTCCAACAACAATCGCCAACTCCAGTGCAGCAACCTGCACAAGAACAGTCTTGGTGGAATCCCCCTGAACTGAAAGATAGTTTCAAGAGATTTCTCGTAAGAGACGAGCATGGCCGAGAAGTTGTTTCGGAGGATGCTCCGCCCGAAGCTCGACTTGCCATAGAAGACTTCATGCAGTATCGGGCCGACTTTGCTCAAAAGTTCTTAGCAAACCCCGAAGAAGCACTTGGTCCGATGGTTGAGAAGGTGGCAACTCAAAGGGCCCAGCAGCTCTTAGAAGACACCTTAAGTACCCGTGATAATGAAACGTACGTTAATTCGTTAGAGCAAGAGAATGCAGATTGGCTGTATGAGGCTGACGGGTCAACTCCTACGCAAGAAGGTTTAGCAGTCCAGCGGTACATAGAACAAGCGTCACAGCTTGGTATTCAGAGTGCTGAACAGCGATGGGAGTACGCTACTTCTATGGTTGAACGAGACCTTCTGGTGCAAATAAAGGACTCGGATGAGCGTCAGGCTGCAATTAGTCAGGCTTTGCAAAACCCAGCAGCTCAACCCGCAGCGGCTCAGGAGGCTCAGATACCCCAAAACCAAGCTGAACAGGACATAGATTACTTAAGAAGGGAAGCCTCTAGGAACCCGTCGCGATCAAAGGGATCGTCGGACCCAAGGGCTCCCCAACAGCCAATGACGTTTGAGCAAAGGCTAAAGTCGCAGTTGGCAAAAGACAACTTAATTTGAAAGGTATAACATGCCGTCGAGTACAGATTGGGCCAGGACTATCGGGACGACGTTAGTCACCCACCTCAAAGAGGAAGAGCAGACTACGTTTCGCAAGTTCAAAGTGTTCGCTGCCTTGGAAGGTAGCGGTCGTGTTGCAATGAACCAAGGTGGTCGTGGTTTCGACTGGCAGGTTCGTTGGAGAAATCAACCAGTGACATCCAACAACGGAGAGTCACCAAGAGTTTTCAGTCGTCATAACCTATGGCACCGAGCATATCTTCCCTATCGTGGCTACACCGTCACGGACCAAGTAACAAAACGGGAGATGCTTGAAAACAGAGGCGCACAGGCGCTTGTCGACGTTGCAGGTAAAATGGCTTCGCGACTACAAGAGTCCATGCAGGAACATCTCTCCAAAGAGATTTACATTGACGGTAACTCTGCTGGTAATGAAAACCGATGGCACGGCCTAGAGTCAATCTTTGCTGTCAACGGCACTGTAAACATTAACACTGGAGCCCAGCGTGCAGCAACTGCTGATGACATGTTTGGCTTCCCGGCTGACACTTATGCCGGTCTTAACACTGGTCTTGGTCACTACGCTGGTAGTCAGACTGAAACTGGTTCATGGCCGAGTGCAGCAGCCGACCCAGAGTATGACTTCTACTCTCCTGTAGTTGTTAATTACACGAGCACTGGGTTTGGTGGTGCAACCGCGACTTGGAAGGATCAGTGCATCGAGGCAATGCGAGAGGGTGTTCATCACGCCAAACGCAATGACACTCGTGAAAGCCAGATCGACATGATCTTGGTTAATCGCAAGATGTACATTGACTTCCTTAACCGACTAGATAGCCGTGAGCGAGCAATCGTTTCAAAGACTAACGGTCTACGTAGCTACGGATTCGGCGACGTCGTTGAACTCGATGGTATCGAAGTTTCAACAGAGTACTCAGTACCTGCTGGTGTTGGCTATGGAGTCAGCATTGGTAACATGGAACTGAAGTGCATGGAAGGTCAGTTAATGGTTGGCGAGGGTCCTTTCTACAATGAAGAACTTCAAAGCCATCGTTATGCCGTTTCAGTCTTGGCAAACATCAAGATGAAATCGCCTCGTAACTTCGTCAAATTCGCAGCGCTTGCTTAATCCAGAAAGGTACAGATGAGCACTCTTACTACAGATCCCGGTTTTCCTCGCGGTTCAACGCTTGGTATTACCAACAGTAACACGTACGACGCACAAGTCGGCGATGGCAGTCATCTTCTTGGGGTACATAAAGTATTCCTTGATACAAATCCTGCCACGCAGTCGGTCACTACCAACGAAACCGTTGAGTGTATCGCTGTGAAAAATTGTTCAGGTAGCGCTCTGCTGCCTAAGACCCTTGTCAAGTTTAAGGAAGCGGCAACGCTTACTCAAGTTGACGCAGCAGCCAACAACACGCATATCCGTGTTGGGGTTGTTGATGAGTATCTTCCTGCTACGGGGGTACCAAACAATGAGGTGTTCTGGGTTGTTGTACGGGGTCCAACAACTATCCTCAAAACGTCAGGTTCTGGGGAAGCAATCACCGCTGGTGAGTTTGTTTCCGTTGCGACTTCCAGCGATGCTGGTAAATGTCTCGACGGAACGGGAGCAAAGGTAGGCATCGCCATTGAGGCTGCCGGAGATAATGCTACCGAACTCCGAGTACTTGCGAAAACTTCTGCTGTCTGAGCATGACTCGATAGCAGATGGGGGGGCTAAGCGGCGCTGGGGTACCACGACCTCAGCGCCGCTTGCTGTATGTATAGGGATAAATTGAGCTTGCCCACCATTGGTACAGTCGTATAATGTACACCAATTCCCCCCTAACTAGAGAAAGAGGTCTACGTGATGGATAATCAGCCAACTGATGACAGGCCACTTACTGACGAAGAAGTTCGCGAACGACTGAAAAGATTTGCTCGTTCACTACGAAGCGCAGGATTGGTAGGCGACACTGCCGCTAATGTTGGAGAGGCTCGTGAAGCCAACATTAACCAAGACCCTAATGATGGACTTCCTCCCATGATGAACTCGGTTCCTCAAGTTGACCGTTAATGACACATGGATCACAAGACATGTATGGACTGCGGGATGGATTTACCTGCAGACAGCGAACACTTCAAGGCCGATAAAGATGGAGCTTTAGGTCCTCGCTGCCTACCGTGCCATAGAGCAAAGCGTCAGGAGTATAAGAAGAACGAAAAGCAGAAGACGATGAACGACGTGGAGCACGAAGCAATGACTTCGTTTCTGCGTCAGACATCTTCTGGTGGAGAGAACATACCTCATTCAAGTGAAGTGCTTGAACGAGTGATGTTATATCTCGGTGGTGTTAATGGGTTTGCTGGTTGCCTTGTCAAGCAGATGTTTGACTCCCCCCCAGGCAGTGCCACGCGAACCAAGATGCTAGAGGCCGTACTGCGGCTAATAGTGAAGAACACAGAGATGGGTGGTGCGAAAAAACCACTTGAACAGTGGAGCGATGCCGAACTTGAAGACGAGTTAGACAATCGCCTTAAACGAATTGCCGCGCAGTTTGGGGGAGTAATAGTAAATGGCTCGCTCGCCGAAGAAGGAGCATCAGCCGACACCAATTCCTTCCTTGGAATCAATGGGGGAATTTCAGGCAGCTCAACTGAAGGAGATACAGGCGGAACTGTCGAACAGGAGCATAGAAGCCCTGAAGCTGTACCGTCCAACAAAAGATCAAGAAAAGATTCACGAAAGCAAAGCAAGTGAAATCTTAGTTATCGGTGGTAATAGATCCGGTAAGTCACTGTCTACATTCGTAGAAGATGCCCGTGCTGTTACAGGCATGGACCCTTTCAAGAAGTACCCTGAGAAAGACGGGAACCTTGTTATTATTGGGAGGGACTGGAAGCACATAGGTATGGTCGTGTACCCTATGCTGTTTCGAGCCGGTGCATTTAAGATCATAAAGGACAAGAAGACTGACGAATGGAGGGCATACAATCCCATAAAAGATGCCAAACGCAAGGATGAAGCTCGTCCAGCCCCACCCTTAATACCTCCACGTATGGTCGAAAAGACTTCTTGGCTTCTTAAAAGTGCGAGCTACATACAGTCAACAACCCTGACAAATGGTTGGACTATCTACTTCTTTAGTTCAGAAGGCGAGCCTCCTCAAGGTTTCCAAGCCGACCGCGTTCATATCGACGAAGATATCGCGAATGAGAGCTGGGTTCCTGAGATGCAAGCAAGGCTTTCTGACCGCAAGGGATGTCTGTGCTGGAGTGCTATGCCGCACTCTCGAAACGACGCCTTGTTGGGACTGTCTGAGCGAGCTGACGCCGACGAGAACAAAGACAATCCAGATATAGCTAAGTTCGTCCTGAGGTTCTTGGATAACCCTCACATTGACGAAGACGAGAAAAGAAAGAACGTAGAGCGATGGTCTGCTTTGGGCAGAGATGTTCTTCGCATGAGAGCTGAAGGCGAGTTTATATCTGACTCAATACTCGTTTACCCTACATTCTCAATGGATGTTCATGGGTATGACCGAGCAGACCTTCCGCAGAATGTAGTACCTCCTGACTGGGCTCGGTATGTTGCTATTGACCCAGGACACGCTGTAACTGCTGCTATATTCTGTGCGATACCACCAGATGAATCCATAATGCTGATATACGACCAGCTGTACATCAGGCAGTGCAACGCTCAGATATTTGGTGAACAATTCGAGAAGAAGTGTCGTGACCAATACTTTCAGTCGTTTATTATCGACATGCACGGTGGGCGACTGCGAGACATTGGCTCAGGACGTCTTCCGGTTGAGCAGTACACGGAGCAGCTTCGCGACAGGAACTGCAAGAGTGCCGTAACGGGCCATAGTTTTATGGCTGGTTGTGATGACATAGCAGCACGACTAGAGGCTACTCAGAACTACATTTACATAAACCCTACCACAGGGCAGCCTAAACTGCGTGTCTTACGCGGAGCTGTTCCCGATTTGGAGAGGGAAATCAAGAAATACAAGAAGAAGGTGAATAACTTGGCCGGTAACTACATAGTTACTGATCAGCCTAACACCAGAGGGGAAGTTCACGCCTGTCAATGCGTCGAATACCTTTGTGCGTACAGACCTCGGTATGTCCAACCTATGCTCGCGCAGGAAGAGGAACCGTGGTATGTTGAATGGGCTCTCAGGCGAAAGAAGAAAAAGCAGGGGGGCGATGGATTCGTATTTCTTGGACCACGATCAGGAGGAACAGAATGAAGGCAAATCAAGAAGTTCGCTTAGGCGATTGCGTTTACTGGTATTTAGACCCCCTAAATCCTGGCGATCCACAGCTAGGCTGGGTGTGCCGAAGACCGGGGCAAAGCACGGTTTCTATCCTTGTTTTTGCTCCAGATGTTGGATGGGTCGAAAAACCCAGTGTTCGTCACATAAATGATACAGGGCTACTTGAAAATCCAGCTTGGCAGGAATGGGGATGCTGGGACTTCGCCGATTGGATGAAGGACCTGAAGAAAGCCAACACTGTCAAGAATATCGTACAGAGTGAGCGCAGCAAGGTAAAAGCGAATGTCTAATGAACAACCGGAAGATGTACTGAAGTCTATTGCTAGAGGTTGGTTGAAGAAGATTGAGTTAGCTAAAAAACACAAGCGGCCTTTCACAGAGGACGCTCGTGAAGCTATGGACTTCTTTGATGGTCCTCAGAACTGGTTCTGGAAAGAACAGTATTCAAAGAGTGAGTATGGGTACAACAGATCCATCGCTCCCCCCGGTTTCCGCATGCAGGTAAACCGAGTCTTTGAAGCGGTTAAGCTATTTGCTTCAGTTATCTATCATCGCAATCCGGTTCGGTCAGTTAGTCCCAACAAGTATCCCACGCTAACGCCAGAGTCTATTGGGCTGAATCCTGAAGACCCTATGGCTATGCAACAATTTGAGATGGCTACTCAGCAAAGCGACATGCTTAAAAGTAATCGCTCAACAGTTGCACAGCTCATGGCAAGATTGCTGAACTACACTCCCAATGAGCTTGACTTAAAAAGCCATTCTAGGCGAGTTGTAGATGAAGCAATTATCAAGGGTATGGGTGTTTGGTGGACAGAAATGGTTACGTTTAGTAACGGTCGCCGCATGGTCGGTTCGTTTGCTGATTCAGTAGACAACCTGATACTAGACCCAGACGCAACGGAGATTGAAGACATCTTGTGGTGCGCGAGGCGTTGTGTTCACCCTATTGACGTCGTGGCTGAAAAGTACGGCGTTGATAGGGAGAAGCTCAAAGGAAACCTTCAGGGAAGGAATGCAACTCGCTCTGGCGACGGTTCAGGAATGCTGGAAGACGACAGCTCCCTTGATTACAAGCAAGTTGGCAAAACAAACGAGCTTGTCACTTATTATAAAATTTGGTCAAAGACCGGAATAGGTGATCGCCTGAAAGACATGCCTAAGGAGGTAAGAGGCATCTTTGATGGTGTTGGCGAAAACTGTTATG